TTACTGACACCATTTTTGCAGGATGCTATGAAACTGCTCTAAATCGATCGGTTTACTGAGATGTTCATTCATTCCTGCCTGCAAGGTGGCGGCAATATCTTCAGGAAAAGCGTTGGCCGTCATCGCGACGATAGGCACAGTTTGGGCATCTTTAACAGGCAGGGCGCGGATCGCTTTAGCCGCTTCCAGGCCATTCATAACGGGCATTTGGATATCCATCAATATCAGGACATAGGTCCCGGGAGGTGCGGCTTTAAATTTATCCAGCCCTTCCAGACCGTTTTTGGCGGTGGTGATATTCAGTCCGGCATATTTTAATAGTTCTACAGCTATTTCCAGATTAAGTTCATTGTCTTCAACAAGGAGGACTTGTTTGCCACGGCAGCTTATTTCCTGCAGACTGTCGATGCCGGCGGCAGGCGCTGAAGCCTTGCTGCTGCGTATTTGCTGGTGCGGGCGCAGGTAAACCGTAGCCTTAAAGGCCGAGCCTTTGCCTAAGGTGCTTTGGACATCGATTGTGCCGTTCATCATACGGGCGATGTTGAGGGCGATGGTCATTCCCAGCCCTGTACCTTCTATTTCGCTGGTTCGCGAATCGGACGCACGGGCGAACGGTTCAAAAATTTTGGCGGCGAATTCAGAGTCCATACCGATGCCGTTATCTGTAATAATAAATTCGTAGCCAATAGTATCGTGGAGCCGGGAGTGTGTTTCGCGTACCTCTAAAGAAATACTGCCATATGGAGGCGTATATTTGATGGCATTGGCTAAGATATTGAGCAGCAGCTGTTTCAAGCGCAGCTTATCGCCCAGAACATTATCGCGCAGTTCCGGTGCCTTAGTCAGAGTGAAATGATGTTTTTTAACTAAAAGCTGCGGATTGATCAAATCAAGCAATTCCTGCAGCATTGCACTGATAGAAAAATCTTCCTCCAGAAGATTGAGCTTGCCGCTTTCGATTTTAGCCATATCAAGCACTTCGTTGATCAGGTTCAAAAGATGATTGCTGGCAGTAGTTATTTTGGCAAGACAATCCTGGATACGGTCTTTGTCGTCCAGATATTTACCGGCAATGGCAGTCATCCCCATAATGGCGTTCATCGGGGTACGGATATCATGGCTCATACGCGAAAGAAATTCATTTTTAGCCATATTGGCAGCTTTAGCGGCGTCAAAGGCCTCCTGCAAAGCCTGCTGTTCCCGCAGTTCCTTCAATTTATCCTCGTGGATATCGCGCAGGGTAAGAATGATCTGATGATAACCGTCACTTTGAGCCAGCAAGGTCGAATTAAAGGCGGTCCAGCGATATTCGGAACCAAAAAGGCGGCTGCGGCATTCCAGGGCAAAATCGATATGACGGTCCTTTTTTTGCCTGCGCAGACCGGACAGAGAGAAATGTTCTAGAATCTTGGCGCTGTCATCAGGATGAAAATGGCTGCGCACCAGCGGTTCGATATCATACAGGCCGTTGGTACTGTAGCTTGTAAAAACAGCGCACTCTGTTTCCGGCAGGCGCAGAGGGATACCGGAACCGTCTTCAAGATTAACAAGATAGATGAAATAGTAATTAGAGTTGATGCTTGAAAGCAGGTCATAATACTGCTGTTTGGTGCGGCGTTCGTGATTCAGCTCGCTTTGGCGGGCTTCTTCATCTTTTGTTATATCCAGATAAATACTGTTGATGATCGTATTGCCCTCAGGAGTTTTTGTTTTACGGCCGCTGTCCATGACCCATTTCAGGCTGCCGTCTTTACAAGGCACGCGGTATTTTGTCGAGTAAGTAGGATTTCCGTCCTTAAAACATTCGTTGCAGTCAGCCAAAGCCCTGGGCAGATCCGGCGGATAGACCATTCCCATAGCGTTGTTGCCGGTAAATTTTTTGAATTCTTCCATAGTATAACCAAACATACCAGGCAGCTCTTCGCTGATATAGGCATAAGAATAGGTATCGTCGTCATTGCTGGATTTGACGCCGCCGTTGACAGAATGCAGTACGACTTCCATTTGCTGCTGCTTTTGCTGCAGTTGTTCTTTGGCTTTGTTAAGCTCTGCTTCCATATATTTATAAGTCTGCGAGCCTACCTGAAAAGGAAAGTTTTCTGTACCCTGCAATTCCTGATAGGGATGGGAAAGATTGATGTAGACATAGCTGAAATCACTGCCCAGATCGCGTATGACGATCGTTGCCCGCTGATGTGTCTGAACGAGCAACTGCTGATCCTCGTCGGAGGTAAGATAATGACGCCCTTGGGCAAGATAGAGGCCTTGTGCCAGCGGGAGGATAGTCCATTCTTCATTCAATAATTCACAGGCGGGAATCTGCCCTTCCAGTGAAAGAATAAAATCTTTGGCTGCCTGTGGTGTATCATAATAATTGTGCTCAGCGGCACCGATACCGATTAGCTGCGGGTCGAGATGAGCGAGGATAAAGGGAATGTCCTGCTGACAAAGCAGCTTAAAGATATATTGGTGTGCAAAATTTTTTATTGCTGTAAGTTTTTCCTGAGGTATATTCAACATAATGCCCTCCGCTTATTTACGGTCCAGTCTTTAGGATAAAATAGATATTTAATTTTATTATAGCATTATTTTCAAGCTTTAATATTAAAAATATTAAAGAAAAGCAAAAATGGGAGCGGGAAAGTTGCTGGTATCGGACAGGCATGTCGGTGCCAGAAGGCAATAAAAAAACGCATTCCGGAAAGGAATGCGTCAATGGCAATGGTGGCCCCGGCAGGATTCGAACCTGCGACCTTTTGATTCGTAGGCAAAGGTTGCAAGATAAAATTTTGTGTGTAAAATGCCCTGTAAGCGCATAAATACAGCGATTACGGCATTTTCATTGATCTGTTGTCTGAGCGTGGTAATACCGAAATTTTAGCTAAAAAGACAGTGTTTTGGGGTATAAGTTCCCCAACTGTTCCCCATAATTACAGAAGCACCGTTTATAAAAACGGTGCATTCTTTCTAAGCAATATTATAAATGTTGGCGGCTGTTTTGGCAATCTCTAAAACTTTGTCCTGCCGTCGCAGGGCATATTTGTTGGTTGTTTCTAAACGGCTGTGACCTACTACAGCGGCAATGTCTGCTGCGGCATAGCCTTGAATAAACATTTCTGTTATAAAGCTGTGGCGCAGATAGTGAAAGCTGCGGTAACGCACGTTAGCATGCTTTAAAATCATCTTCCATGCTCTTTGCATATTACGGACGCTGATAGGCGTTCCGTTGGCTGTGCAGAATAAATATTTACTATCTACATTGTACGCTGCCAAGTAGTCTTGCAGGATTTTACCTATACCGGCATCAAAATATTGTGTTCTAACAGAAGCTTTGGTTTTGGTTTTTCCTACATAGGTTCGGCCGTTTATATCGGCTTTTACGGCATCTTTTATTTTACAGTAATTTTTTTCGAAGTTTAGTGTACTGCGCTCGATTCCCAAAATTTCACCTATACGTGCGCCTATAACACTTTCAAGTGAACAGAGGGCGTAATAACGTAAAAATTTAGGCGTGTTTTTTAATTTAGTGATAATAAGTTTTATTTCTTCCGGTGTAAATGGTTCATCGTATTCCGGTTCATATTCAGGCACAATGGCTATATCCATAGGATTTTCAAGAATAAGGTTATTTTTCCTTGCAGCTCCAAATAGGATTTTTAAGAATTTATATATCTTTGATTTATTGGAAGCGGACAGATCAGCTTCTGCAATAAAGGCATTGATATCTTCAGGCGTGATTTTATTCATCACTTCATTTGCCAGCGGATAAAGCTTAGAAGCCAGGTAGGTGTAATAATTAACAGTGCTTTCAGCTATTTTAGGATTAGCAGCCTTATTTTTTATAAAGGCAAAGGCGAAATCCTGTAAAGTAGTATCATAGCTGTAGAGCGGATTTAAACTGCTGTACACAAGGCGCATTTTGTTGAGCCAGTTGATTACTTCTAATTTATCAACATGCCGGAATTTATGCGGCTTGCCATTAGTATCGCGCAGTGTGCCGCACCATTTTTGGCGTTCCTTGTCCCATGATAAGCCGCCTTCACCGTTTGATCGTCTTTTTTTCATATAAAAAACCAGCCTTTCTTGAAAATTGTGTATAAAGTAGTAAAGGCTGGTTGCAATATGTTATAATATTAGCGTAATCAGCCTTACTTTTTGCGAGGTGGGGTTATTACACAGCCGTTCGGTGCGCCAACACCGGGCGGCTATTTTGTTTTGTGTAGTATTGAAGAGTGTACTTTAATTATATAAGTAGTACCTTCAAGAATTATTGATATTCTTTTTTCTAATAGTTTCTATTTTGTCTATAAATGTAATTACATTTGACATTGATTTTATTGCAAATTCTGCTTCAATAGTGTCTAAAATCTTATTATCATGAGCAAAACTTTCATTGTTTCGAACATCATTATATTTATCGAAAAGTGAAATACTAGCTTTTAAAGCAATTAGCGAAAATGATGATTGAAAAAAAATATCTTGTTCATATTTTTTACAAAGGATACCAGCTAGGCTATGTAGTGGTAAAAAATTATTTTTTTTGTCAGTTATAATTAAATTATTATCTAGACATATTTTTCTGAGCAAATTTGTTGAATATGTATGAAGTCTATCTAAAACTAGTTCTGGTTTATTTCGAGATAAAGCATTGTATATATCTTCAGAGATCGTTGATAAAGTAATATCTTGTTTTTGTGGAAGGATACATATTTGTTGGCTTGATAATAAACGTTGGGCAACGGAACGCATTACAGCAATTTGTTTTTTATCATACTCATTAAGAGTATGATTTTTTAGTTTGTAATTTTCGTAGTAATCAAGTAAAGCTAATATCAATGTTCCAACAGTAAAATCTGATTCCTGATTTAAAATTTGTCGTAGTTTATTTGCTTTTGATGAATATTCTTCGTAGCCTGGATCTTCATAAATATTTATTCTAACGACATCTTCGATGAATCGTTGAAAAGAAGAATTGGAAAAATCAATTACATATCCGGTTTCCATATTGAATAATTCTTCTAATATATTTTTTTCTTGATATGTTAATTTAGCCAAGGATGCACCTCTAATGTTTTGTGATTTGCAGTTAGTGAAGTAAGGCGTTTTTAGTTATATTGCAAGTATTAATAATAAAAATAATATTGATAGAGCAGGTAAAGCACATCCCAAACATCCACTTTTGGCAACAGCTGTTTCTAATTCTTTGCTTGGAGTTTGGTTTATAAATAAAGTTTCTGGAAAAGTGTTAGTGAGTATCATTTGTTCTACTTTGTGATATTTATCTGGATGTTCTTTTTCTAAATTTTGCAGAACCTTTTTTACGCCGGCACGATCATATATATTATTTGCCAATGAATAGAAAAAAATTGCACCAACGTAATCATAACACTTTAAGTAAACATCACCGGTACTGCGGAAAATTTTAGCAGCAAAAGAATCTGTTACAGTTTTTTCGGTGTCAACTAAACATTTTTGCAGGAGGTAAAGAAAATAATAATAGTCTTTGATACTCGTAGAATGTGAAAATTCAATTTCATCTTTTATTTTTTTATATAGATGTGTGCCTTCTTCCGTAGCTTGATAAATTTTTGCTAAATTTTCAGAAGAATTTGTTGTATATTCTTGTGAATTTAATTTTATTACTATTTGAGCGCAGGCTTCGGCATCGCTCAAAGCGTTATGATGATTCAAGGAAATACCAAGAAATTTACAAACAGTAGGTAATTTATGGTTTTCAAGTGTTGGGAAAAAGTTTCGCGCATACTCAACTGTATCTAAATATTGGATTTTAGGCTGAGTAATTCCAGCTTCCGACAATGAAGTTTGTAAAACAGAAATATCAAAAGACGCATTATGAGCTACTATAAGCTTATTTTCTATATAGAATTTAAGCTCTGTTTCCCAAAGTTCAGCTAAAGTTGGTGCATTTAAAACGGTTGATTTTTTTATACCATGCAAGTAAGAAAAATAAAAATCGTCTGTGGGAGGGTTTATATACCAGTGCTTTTTATTTACTATTTGGTTTTCTTCTACAACGATTAAAGCAAGGGAACAGGCAGAATTACGATTTCTGTTTGCTGTTTCAAAATCAATAGCAATGAAATCAGGATAATAGAAAATATTGTTTGTTGTCGTGGAACCATAACATTTTTCCAATAATACTAATTCACGATTTTTGTTATTAATGAAGCTTCGTGCCAGAGATTCCAAATTATCTAACATAGTAAAATATAATACCTCTTTGGATTATTTATTAAAATCGACATATATTACCCGACCTTGTTTACGAACGGGTCTTCGCCGTTTTCCGTTGTTTCATCTTTCTTATTTGTTTTAATATAATAATCTATACTATTTTCTATCGCCCCTTGCTGCTCCGCAGTAAGTTGGCGATATTTTTTTATTATAGTGCACTCTTTTTCTGAAAATGTAGTATCTGTATTGATTTCTCTTTTTCCGTAAATTAAGTAATCAATGTTGGCATCTAAGGCATCGGCGATGGCTATAAGTGTACCGATTTTTGGATCAGTCGTTATACCAGCAAAAATTTTTGAGATAGTACCGACAGGAACATTGGACTTTTTACTAATATCTTCTATTCTCATTTTCTTTAATACTTTTGCTTCTTGTAGACGTGATAATAAAACATCAAATGAAAACACCATATCTTAGCCTCCTTTGTTTGCATTATACCATTGAGTCGAAAGGAAATCAACAAAATAATTCCGTTGATGGAAAATAATTCCTGAAAACATATTGACTAATTCCGTTAACGGAATTATAATGAAACTGTAAAATTCCATTAACGGAAAAGAGGTGCAGAGATGAATAATTTGTTTATTGCTTTGATGAAAAAAGGGATAAAACCAGAACAAGCAGCAAAAGTTATATCTCGACTTTTGGGATGTTCTGAAAGAACAGCTAGAAATAAGCTGAAAGAAGTAACTGATTTTAGTGTAACAGAAGCAATTAAAATCAATGAAAAAATTTTCGATAATAAGTATGAAATAGGCTTTTTATTTAGGAAAGATAAAATTGAAAAACCAGCAAAGGGGGCATAGGTATGAAAACATATCATAAAGATTTTGGTGTTACTGCCAGCATTACAGATAAACGGGACGGGACAGCTCGACTAATTGTATGCGATCAGTATGGCAGAAAGGTTAAAGATTCTGTTCATAAAAACAGACCTTCTGCTGTAGCGGCGTGGAAAAGAATGTGCAGCTGATAAACAAGTAAAGGGGGAATAGGAGTGAAAAGATTATTAAAAAAAGCCTATCTGCATATGATAGGCATAATAATTGCGACAGCGGTAGCTAACATTTTTAGTTATATTTTAAACGGTGAAGAAAGCTTGTATGTCACGGCTGCTGCTAATATTTTATTGCTTGTTATGAGCTATTTTTGGTTTCTTTGGTTGATGAACCGTGATTAATGCTGATGCTTTTTATTGAATATGCGGTGATTCACAAGAAATAGGTGATTGTATGAAATTATTGCTGAAAAAAATGAAATGGAATTTGTATCGCAGTTTGCTTTTTTGTCTTATTGGTGATGGAGCAGAAATCGTTTTGGATGTAAAAAAAGAGAAAGGGAAACATTACCGTGGTATTTGGATAATGTTTCCTGAAAATGGGTTACTTACATATTGGGTTTATTTAAAATGCCAGAGGAATGCAGGAAGAATCAGTATAGTTCTTCTGAATAAGAAATTTTAGAAGCATTTGTTTTAAATCCGTTATCTTCTTGTTTAACACTTATGTTTATAGAGAATTTTTTATGATTTACAAAATCGGTAGCTGTATAAGTGATTAAGTAATGTTTCTTTGTGGCATTAGAATTATTATAAAAACTAAAATAATTCCAATGATATTTATTATGGTTAATTTTTAAATAATCTTCGCATTCGAAGGCTATATGAGAATAATAGTATTTAAAATCATTTTCATTTTGGATGTTGAAATATGTCAAAAAATCATCTCCTAGATTGATTGGGGGTTTGATTATTATTTTCTTTGTTATTAGTTGAATCAATAATGCCACAAATAGAAAACAATTTTAATAATAAAGCTAGTCTAAAAAATTGGCATAGAATTTTAAAATTATCAGGTAAGAAGTCGGTTTGAACAAAATTTAAAATCTCTAGCAAACAATATAAACTTTTTTCGTCTAATTTTTTCATATGTAAGCAAGACAATTCTTTAAATGCCTGTTTTATAGCTTTGCTTTTATATTTTTTACATAGTTCAGTCGCTTTTTCTTGAGACCGAGGTCTAACTTTTCTTTTATTATTTTTTATATGTATATTAGTGTGAGGAGGGGATAAAATTTCTTCAGAAGTAATAGATGTTTCAGTGCTTTGTGTTGGTTGTGAATATTCAAGAATTTGATGTATTTGGTTTGTGAAAGAATAAATATCAAAATTAGAATTTACATATGATAATGTATTTTCTGATATTTCTTCTGCTTGTGATGAAAGTTCTTTATTGGAGTTTTGGTCTGACCAAGATACTTGCAAAAAGCAATAGGTCTGTCTTAGAAATTCTCTACTTGATTCTAAAATTTTAGGAGAATCTTTTATTGTTTCGCAAGTTTCGTGAATTTGTTCTAATATTTCTTTTTTTTGTAATGAATAAGATGAATTTGTTCGGGAGATATTTGCTGTATAGTCATATAGTTCTTGTACGGCTTTGGCCGAATTTGAGTGTGATGCAATATATGTATCAACAAGTATTTGTTGGAGCTGTTCCTTAGTACTGCTTAATATTAGGTCAACTGAACGTGCAGAATTAGCGTGCTGCAAAGCTCCTTCTCGCAGTTCTTCGATATTAGCATTATTTGTGAATATATTGGGTATATTATTAAAGGTTGCCATGGTTAATTCTCCGATTTGTTATTTATTGTAATGACATTTTAACATTTTATTAATTTTTTATAAAGAGAGGTGCCTACGTGAAGTATGTAATAAGGTGTGTAGCTAGTTTTATTTCAGGATGGATTACAGCAAGAATTATTCTACATTTTATATTCAATTATAGGAGTTGACTGCTGATATGAAAAAAGTTCAGGATACGCATTTGAACATTGGCGGGTTGAATTGGCCTGTACTTATCAATGTAGAGCATGTTTGCCGGGTGATGGTCGATTTGAGAAATAACATAGAATTAGGGCTAAGATGCGTATTTGATTGCATCAAAGCGATCAATCGCAGAATAAAAGTGCGGAAGCGTGTCAGCTGTTGTTTTAGGATCACAGAAAGGTCTGAACGTAAAAATGAAAAATGCTGGAATAAAAGGAGTTCCGGCTGGTGCTGAAAGGTGGTGCAGTAAATGCAGCGTATGAGTTTGAGCAAGTTTTGTAAAATCTATGGCGCAAGTTATTATGATATGTTGAATTATTGCCAGCGTGGCTTGTTACCGCATAGTGGAGGAGGTAAACGTGGATGCCCGATCAGAGTTTGGGATGAAGATGTTATTGCTTTCTTACGCGATCAGGATCAGCGACAAGCTGAGCTGAAGGCTGCCAGTATGAAAAACATGCAGCAGGCTGCGAATATAATCAGTTTTCGCAAAAATAAACCTAGTGACGAAAACCGATTTAAAAGCGATATTCTTGATCTTAAAAGTGAAACTAAGAAACTTTTGGCAAAGCGCAGAGCTGCTGCACAATAGGGAGGGATGTAAATGAATAATGAAAAAGAAAAGAACGTATAGTGTTGACGCACCATACGTTCAAGGGTAGATGTAACTTCGCAGTCCGCATCTACCCATTATTTTATCATAGTGGGGTGATATTGTGAAATACTTTTTAGCTGTTTTAGGACTGGTCTGTTGCTTGTGGTATTCCTTTTTTATGGATGATCCTAAGCAAACTGTTGCTGTAACTGTAACGGTGCAGGCAGGTGATACTTTGGAAGAAATAATTTACGATTTAAAAGAAACGTATGACGATCAGCGTGACTGGCGGGAAATTTGCGCACAGGCTGAAAGAGATAATGCTTTTGGCCGCTATATTTTGCCGGGTGAACATATTGTTTTTAATATGGAGGTCGCGGGAAAATGAAACCTGAATGCAATAACTGCCGGTGGAAAAATAAAAGATATCCGGGTGTTTATCCGTGCTGTGACTGCATTGGACTTAATACTTTGGCAAGCTATAATTTCTTTTGTTTTCCCGATCAGCTTAATATGTTCGGAGTTGCCGAGCTTTGCCATTGTCGAAGCTGTGGCCGGCGTGTGCATATGGAATTTGGCAGTCGTGGCTATAAGTATATTCGCTGCAAATGCGGTAATACCATGCAGGCCAAAGTGACTGTTGAAGAAATGATTCACCGTTGGAATAATCGTGTGCCTGCCCGGACTAAGATGTGGAGGACAAAATAAATATGAAAGATAGGTTCTTCTGCTGTCGTTGTGAAGAAGTGTTGGTGAATGGTTTTTATTTTCATAACAGTAAAGTTGGTATTTGTAATAGATGCGTAACGGATTTAGCTATTCAGCTGATTAAGTATGAAGATAAGGAAGTCATAAATGCTTTGAGTAAAAATGTTAGCAGTGAAATGTAAGGGTGAATTTTATGGATATGAGTTTATTTGAGCTTATTCAATATACCTTTCTAACGATAATATTTTTTATTGCATCTATGGCTGCAGTGAATGTTTTGCTTGCCGCTATGGGAATTTATCTTTTTTGGAGGAAATAAATTATGAAGTATGTCAATAAACAGACTGGTGAAGTATATCAAGCCGAGGAAGTTGATTTAAAGAATTTGTGTGATGGTGATTTGAATTTTTTGTTCACCGGCGAATTTAGAAAGCTTATTAATGAATTAGATATTGGTGATAAAGGCAATATAACTATTAATATCAAGGCAAGCAAAAGCTTAGATGCTACTGGTGATGAAGCAATATTTGTTGAAGCGCAGCTTGGCACTAAATATCCTAAAGCTGTTATTTCAGATAATAATGCAAAAAAAGTTGCTGAAAATGGTCAGGTTGTTCAGAAGGTAGAAACTGGTATGTTTGATGAAGCTACTGAAGGATCAGAAAAATGAAGATAGGGCTTGTGGACGTTGATGGGCACCGTTTTCCTAACCTTGCATTGATGAAAATATCGTCATGGCATAAGGGAGCCGGTGATACAGTCGAATGGGCTGGTAGTCTAGAGCATTATGACAAAGTATATATGGCAAAGGTTTTTACTTTTACTAACGATGATTTGCAGGCGTACCAAACCGAAAAATTTATCAAAGGTGGAACAGGCTATGACCTTGCAAGTAAATTACCGGAAGATATTGAGCGCTGTTACCCTGACTATGAGCTGTACGGAATTAAAGATATGGCATATGGCTACCTAACAAGAGGCTGTCCCAGACAATGCCCGTTTTGCATAGTGGGACAAAAGGAAGGTACAAACTCTTACAAGGTGGCTGATCTGCCACAGTTTTGGTCGGAGCAGAGATACATTAAATTACTTGATCCAAACATTATCGCTTGTCCTGATTGGGAAAATTTGCTTGGACAACTTGCTGATAGCGGTGCATGGGTAGACTTCACGCAAGGGATTGATATTCGCCTTATGACGGACGAAAAAGCCGCTGCTATTAATAAAGTCAAGTACAGTATGCTCCACTTTGCTTGGGACAATCCTGCTGATATGGGAACACTGGAAAAGCTGAAAGAATACAGATCTGTGTGGAAAGGCAGCCAGCGAAATCGTAGCGTATATGTTCTAACCAACTTCGATAGTACACACGAAGAAGATTTGTATCGTGTATATGCTTTGCGTGAGCTGGGATATGATCCCTATATTATGATCTACGATAAAATTCATGCGCCGAAGGAAACACGCTATTTACAAAGGTGGGTAAATAATAAGCGAATTTTTCGAACGATAAAATATTTTAAAGATTACGATCATACGAGAGGATGAATAGTTTTATGGAATTATATGAAGCACTGGAAACAATCAAAAATGAATGTGCAAAACGCGCCGAATGTGTGGATTGCCCTTTTGCATTAGGCCATAGCTATTGTGGAATTATTACAAATGGATTTCCGGAAAAATGGAATTTACAAAAGCCAGTCAATAAGTTATTTGCGGTGGAAACAATGCCTGTGAAAGAACGGTGATAGATATGAAAAATAATATTTTGAATAAAGAAAAGGTTGCTGAGTTGATGAAGCTTTTAGAATGTAAACGGTACTACTCTGGATGCCTGAAAGATGTGACTGAACTTAAAGAAAAAATGAAGTATAAAGCTGCTGGTATTGAAATGCGATTTCACTATTTTGATAAAGCAAGCGGTATTTCTACTTATAGTGACATTGATTTTTTTAGTGATCTTAATGAAGGCAAACTGGAAGTTGTAAACATGCTTTCTCAACATATTCTTTCTGATATGGAAGCTGACTTGGAACTGCAAATTAAACGGTTAGAATCCTATTTGTGGGACAAATTTAGATATACAGAGGATGCGGTGCCGGAGAAAAGTGTTAATAGAATATAGCTAAATAAAAAACATAAGGTGATGCTATGGCTGTTGAAATTTATGTTAGTTCTGAGGAACTTAAAAAAACATTGGAATATGTTGCGCTGATCGGTGGCAATATGACTTCCGGCAAAAAACAGGATGATGATCTAAAGCAAATGGCCGGAGCTTTACGCATCGTAGCTGTTAGTCCCCATAAAGATAATAATTATATGCTTATGTTTTGCCGGGCAGGAGCTGCAGAACAGTTGACTTACAGGATGGAAGGAATCAGCCACGGCTGCAGTGAACCAGCTGATATTTGTATTGAATGTAAGCGTTTTTTAGCTTTGGCTAAAACTTTTACAGGTGACGTCAAACTTGTTTTTGCTGAAAAAGAGCTGCAGATAGTTGTAGAGAGCAGCCAATATAATTTAACGATACTGTCAGCCCGCCTGCCTGAATTAAAGATACCTGAAGGCGGTGTGTGTCTTTCTACAAGTTTTTTACAGGAAGCAATGAAGCATTGCAGTGCTGCTATTACTAAAGACGCTGTTGGAGCGAGGGGCGGGATAGAAATAAATATTGCGGATGATGGCAGTGCCGTCTGCTGGAGTGCGCAAAGTTCCTGTGTTGCAAAATATGTAGTGCCGTCTGCATGTTGCAATCAGGCTGTTAAATTGATTTTGCTGCCTTTGAATATCCAGCATATTGCAGAACTGGCGGAACTGAGTGAAGTTCGGCTTATAAGCAGCATGCAGGGAATTTATGTTACAGCGCCGCGGTTTGACTATATGTGTCAGTCAGTAAGCGGCAGTTTGCCTGACTGTGAAAAGGTTGCTGAAAGCAATAAGGAAACTAAGCGTGTAACTATTAATAAAAATAAGCTATTAGCTGCTATTTCAAGAGCTTCGGTTATTGTGGGCGATGAAGTGGGTAGTAAGATTAAAATATGCAGTGACGCGGAACATCTTTATATCGAAGCCGTCAGCGTTGTTGGAACTGGTATTGAAAGTATTGCTTTGGATTCTTCGGAGGGTGAGGATGAAGAAACAAATTATTTTTCGGCTGGCAGGCTGTACAGGCTGATATATAACTGCCGTGGTGATAGTGTTACTATTGGCAGTAATGGCAAATATAAGCCGATTTTTGTGCGTGCTACAGGCAGCGATAGTTTTTATATAATTGCATCTATGAAAGGTTAAAGGCTATGAGTGGATGGATAAAATTGCATCGTAAATTGCTGAAAAGCCGTGCGTGGTGTGGTGCGGATGCAGAAGGCAAGGTAATACTGATTACATTGCTGTTAACCGCCTGCCATAGTGTCACGCACTGGCAGATAACAACAGATAAAAACGCTGTACTGAATCCTGGTGAATTGTTTATCAGTTACCGCCGCTTTGCTAAAAGCTGTGGTGTATCTTTAAAAAAGCTTACAAGTGAATTTAACCGTCTTGCCGTAGTCGGTTTTTTAGAATGCAGAAGTAAGCGTGAAGGTACGATCGTGAATATCAAAAACTGGGAATGCTATCAGCTGGCAGATATACCTTTGGATACACTTTTGGGAACAGACTTGGAGACACTTGCGAATGCCGATACTGTAAGGGCTTCCAGTGAAAATATTGCCGCTGTGGAAACACTAAAGGGAACAGCTTCGGGGACACCTTTGGCGACACATAACAAGAATTATATATTATTAAAAAATAAATTAAACAACACTGACACGAACAAGAAACTGCACAGTGCTGCCTCGGAACCTGAATTTATGTCAGCTTTGCAGGAATACAATGCTGCTTTTACAAGTGCAAAACACAGGCTTGATGGCGATGAAATACAAATGCTGCAAGCTTTTGCTGTTAGTGCTAAAGCCGTATGGGTATTGCGGGCTGTAAGAGAGCTAAAAGCAGCTAACAGGGGTAAAGTGATTCGTAATCCGAAGAATTATCTTTTTGGCATACTTGGTAACTGGCTTACAGATGGTTTGCCAAATGACAATAAAGCTGCACAGCAGTCGCTGGATGATTTTTACAGACAGGAGGGCATAACGTGAATGTGATAACAAAGCAAAATGTTTTAAAAGCGTTTTACCAGTTTGATAAGAAAAAGATGCCGGTCATGGAAATAAACGGTAAGCTTTCTGCCAGCATGGATGTGGCTGTGCGTAAGAAGTTATGTGAAGAATGGCTTAATGCTTTTTGTACGGTGGATGCTGATATTTTTGACAGAGCAGCTGAAATTGCCCTTGTTACCTGCAAAAAATATCCGGAAGAACCTGAAATGTGGGATTTTATCAATCAGGCTGCAGAGCAGGGAAATAATGAACCGGTGCAGATAGAACCATTACTTCCAACGCCGCCCACTCCGAAAAAGGTACCGGAATATGTTCAAAAACCTCAACGGATTGCAAAAATAATAGAATTGGCAAAAGCAGGCAGGTTTGCGGAAGCGGCGCAGTATTTCAAAACTTCTATCGAAGAAGATGAAATAATTTGCTATGCTAAAGAACATTGGCCTGAAGCAGAAGGTGAATGGATTGAAAAAAATAAAGATGAACTTAAAGAACTGGTTGAACAGGAACATATCTGCGGCAAATGTATGTGCCTGAAAAGGTGTAGGACGAACGGCTACAGGCGTGTTGGTTCAATAGATAAATATACAGGTTTTCTGATTTTAAAAATGGAAGTTTGCTCAATGAAAAGGATGGCAAAAAATGCAGGCATACAGAATTAATGGGTCGCTGGTAAAAGTGGAACGGTGTGCAGCTGAAATGTATATAGTCAGAAATATTCCGGGTGTTTTTGATAATCAGGTTGCTATTGGCGCGATCCTCCATAAGGAATTAGCACAAAAGTTTTTAGACAGCTACGCTGTGAAAAGCAGTGATAAAACATTGGACATCTTAGATGTTGATTTTGAAAAAAAGCTTCCTGAAGGAATACAGTATTGCCGCGGCTGCGTGTATTGGAACGGAAAAGGATGTGAAGCAGGTGATAAAGGCGAGTGATGAAGAAAAACGGCTGGCTGTGCAGAAGCTGGAAGAATATTCTTTGAATCGTGAAGCACTTAAAGGACTGCGCAGCAAGCTTAAAAGATTGGCTGACTTAGGTAAGCCAGCTGATGTTTCGGCGGTGTCCTATGATGCGGCTGCTACCGGCACAGCTCCTTACCATCCTGGCATGATGAATATTGCTGATGAATGTCAAAAGATACTTATGAAAATAGCGGACAGGCAGGCTGAAATATTGATCGTTGAAGATGCGCTGCAAATAATCAATAAAGGAATAAACTGCGGGAATTACAGTGATATTTTGATTATGCGCCATGTTGATGGCTATAGCATGGAGAGCATCACGGAAAAGCTGGGCTACAGTTCAAGGCAGGCTATTTATAATCAGTACAATAAAGCTTTAGCTAAATTTGCTAAGGCTTTAGGATTGTAAGTGCGTTGGAATGGACAAAATGAGGACAGATTTTTGCTTTTACCTGTGGTAATATGATAGTGATAAGAGATGTAAAAAACATATTCGGCACTTGCGATGTTATATTGCAGGTGCTTTTTTATGTGTGAAATGAGGTGACAGCTTGCCAAACAGAATAAAGCGTGAATGCCGTAAGCTTGGCTGTCTTAGCCTGACGGATAATGCAAACGGTTATTGTGATAAGCACCAGCAGGAAAAATTCATGCGCTATGACCGTTATCGTAAAAGTGCTGCGCAGCGTGGCTATAATGCGCGTTGGCAAAGATACAGAAAAATATTTTTGCAGAAAAATCCTATTTGTGCAAATTGCCGCAATGCGCCGGCGAGTGTAGTGGATCATATCAAGCCGCATAAAGGAGATTATGATTTATTTTGGGATGAAGCTAATCATCAGGCGTTGTGTAAACGCTGCCATGATATTAAAACTGCTACTGAAGACGGCGGGTTTGGTAATGATATTTTGAAAAAATAAAAAAATATTTTTCTTAAAATTTTTGCTCAGGGTAATCTCTTGCGAGGGGTAGGGGGGTGCAATTTCCTGCAGCTTTTCACATCATACCGCACCGTACTCTAACTTTTGAAAAGTTCCCCTATCATATATTTTTTTGCAAATATTGATTGAAGGAGGTGATATTTATGCCGACACCGGCTCAAAGTGCTAAGGTTATGCTTTTTAACCGTGGCAATAAAACTGGTAAACATTATACAAAAACAGAAATTGAGAAACGGCAAAACGCAGAAGAAAAAATCAAGCGTGCTGAAGTAGTATTGAAAACACCTGCGTTTTTAAAAGAAAAGTCGTGTGCTGCGGCTTTGAAAATTTGGAAGGAAATTATCAAGGAAGGGAAAGAGATAGAGCTGTTTGACAATGTTGATGCACGCATATTGGCAAACTTCTGCCGCTATCAGGCTTTGTTTGAAGATGAAGCTGTGAAGATGTTCCCTGATAAAAAGAAGTTAGATATGTATGGTAAGCAGGCTTTAAGCTATGCTGAAAAGCTTGGACTTACGCCTACTGCCCGTGCCCGCCTTGTTGTCAAACGTGCCAATGCTTCAAATGACGATGATGAACAGGATTCGATGATGGCATGACCTGTTATGATGATTTATTTGTAACTGAGCGCTATGCGCGCGAGGTCGTTGATGGACTGCGCCTTGTGTGTAAGCGGGAACGGCAGGCCTGTCAGCGGCATCTTGATGATCTGGAGCGGCAGGGTACAGATAGCTTTCCTTATGTTTTTGATGAAAGCAGGGCAAACAGGATTTTTGACTGGTTTGAAAAATACTGCGTGCACGTGCGTGGTGTGTATTCCGGGCAGCATATCCAGCTGCTGCCTTTTCAGTATTTCGACTTGGGCTGTGTTTTTGGCTGGGTGCATAGAGAAACCGGCGCACGGCGGTTTACTAAAGCTTTTAATTTCCGCGCCCGTGGCAATGTCAAAAGCACTGAAATGTCAGGCGTTGCTTTATACGGCATGTGTGCTGACGCGATCTATCCGCCGGGCAAGCCTGAACTGCGGAGCTTTGAAATGGCGCCGGAGGTTGAATGTGCGGCCGTAGACCGGGAGCAGGCAAAGCGTGTCTGGGGTGATGCCTGTTCTATGGGTGAAGCTTCTGCGGAAATCAGTCAGAAGCTTATTATCAAACGTACACGGGTAGAGCATAAAACGCGTAAAGGCTGGATGCGGGCATTGAGCAAGCAGACGAAAAACAAAGATTCCGGTGCGCCGTGTATGGTAATTATTGACGAATATCATGCGCATCCGTCCTCCGAAATCGTTGACGTGCTGAAATCAGGCTTCGGCAAACGGCTACAGTCTTTGCTGTTTATCATTTCTACGGCTGGTAAAGATGCAGAAAACAATCCCTGTAAGGCAGAATATGACCTGTGTTGCAAAATCTTGGAAGGCGACACTGATGAGCCTATTGATGATTATTTCTGTATGATACGCGAACTGGAGGATGGCGACGATCCTTATGATATCAACGCTTTAGTTAAAGCGAATCCTGTGCTGCAGCATGAAACTGAATACAGCAAGCATTTACTGAAAGAAATCGTAAGCGAGGGACGTGAAGCATTTGTAAGTAACGACCCAAAAAAGCTGCGCGAATATCTGACCAAACGCTGCAATTTGTGGCAGGACAGCAGTGAATTGAAATACATGGATGGCCTGATGCCTAAGTGGAAGACACTGAAGGTGACCCGTGATGAACTATATAAAATTATCAGCGGCAAGCGCTGCATAGTTGGTTATGACCTTTCAAAGCGTATTGATCTGACAGCTGCGACTTTTATTGTTCCACTTGATGAAAAGCGTGTAGCAGTAGTTTCGCATGGCTTTATACCTGAAGAAGCGGTAAAACGACATGAACAGACTGACCGCATAGCCTACAGGGAATATGCCCAGCGTGGCTACTGTACCATAACAGAGGGCGCAGCTGTTGATTATGATGTGATGAAGGTATGGGTAAAGTGCTTTGCTAATGAGCTGGATTTAGATGTTGTGGAACATTGTTTTGATGGCTGGAACGCTTCTTACTTCATGCAGAAGCTGGAAGAAGAAGGGGAAACAGTTATTGAAGTGCGGCAGGGTATTCCGACTTTGAGCGAACCTACCAAAGAATTCAGGCTGAAAGTAGTGGAGAGCAATATTATCCATGAAGGCAATGAGCTGTTTGACTGGTGCTTGCGTAATGCGTATGCCTACACTGACAGCAATGAAAATATCAAATTGAGTAAGAAAAATAAAGATGATACGCAGCGTATTGACTTGGTTGCTGCTGGGATAAATGCTATGGCGCGTTTATCTGCGTTTTATGAAGAATACGGCGGTACTGGCAGCAGCTCCGGCGTTCGTTTTTTGTGAGGTGATGAAAATGGAAAAAGAAGATAAGCTATTAGCCATATTAGTTGTTTTGGGTATGTTGCTTACTGTGACTGGTATTGCGTTGATTAGTATACCAGCTGCATTAATTGTCGCAGGCGTGTTGCTGATAGTGATAGCCGCCAATGGTGCTAAGCGTAGGGAGGGCCAAAATAAAATTTGAACAGCTGTTTCCGTATGGGGATGGCTGTTTTTATTTTACCTGAAGGGAGGTGAAATAAAAGATGAGTGATACGATACGCAGCCCGGCAGGCCTGCTGGTGGGTGCTTTCAAAAATCTCTTTGCGCCGGATGCCGCAAAGAGTGCAACTGTAAGCAGCCAGTTCCGACTTACACCGGGAATGATGCTGAACGGAGTGCAGCTTAATCATGTCACTGCTATGCAGTATAGCGCGGTATGGGCTTGTATCCATGTGCTGGCAGAAACATTCGCCAGCTGTAAATGCTACCTGTATCAGAAGCTACCTGACGGCAGCAGGCGCAGAGCTGTTGAAAATCCGCTGTATGATGTGTTGACATATGTTGCTGCACCGAATATGCCGGCTTATTATCTGCGTGAAACTATGCAGTACCATGTGCTGAGCGGCGGTAATGCCTATGCTGAAAAAGTATTGGACAGCAAGGGAGAAGTTACGCAGCTGAATATGCTGCTGCCTGTGAATGTGCTGCCGGAACAGGACTATAACACTGGTGAGATTTATTACAATGTCAATGACCGTGGCAAGCTGTATAAGCTGCCCGCGGAAAAAATACTGCATATTCCGGGGCTTGGTTACAACGGTGTTATTGGCTATAGCCCGCTGGCAATGGCGCGGCGTGCTATCAGCCTAGGCATGAGCAGTGAAGAACTTGGCAATAAATTTTTTGAAAATGGCGCATTGGCAACTGGTGTATTGGAAACTGACAAGCCTTTGAAAGAAGATGCCTGGCAGCGTTTGAAAGAACAGTTTAAGGCGCGTTATGAAGGAAGAAGCAATGCTGGTTCTACGATGATCTTGGAAGGTGGTATGAAATTCAACCGCATTTCTGTAAATCCAGAAGAAGCACAGTTTTTGGAAACGCGCAAATACCAAACAGAGGAAATTGCCCGCTTCTACCGTGTTCCGCTGCATCTGATTCAGAATTTGGAAAAGTCAACGTATTCCAATATAGAACAGCAGACCATCGACTTTTATCAAAACACGATGCTGCCATGGTTCGTGCGCTGGGAACAGTTTATGAATATGCGTTGTTTAACGCGTCAGCAGCGGCAGGACGGCTATTACTGTGAATTTGATATGCTTTCCATGCTGCGGGGTGATAATCAAAGCCGTGCTAACATGCTGCACCTTATGCGTCAGGATGGCATCATCAATGCTGATGAGTGGCGTGAGCGTGAGAACATGAACCCGCTTCCTGACGGGCAAGGTAAAACAGTATTTATTAACGGTAACATGCTTCCGGTGGAGGAAGCTGCCAAAAAGAAGGGAGGCAAACAAAAATGAGCATGGAATTGAAAGCCTGCCGTGAAGCGTTGAAAAGTGGTAATAAACCTGCTGCGGATGAACTTCTGTGCGTAAAAGCGTTTTCGATGGAGCAGGTGAATGCTATCGAAGAAAAAGACGGCCGGATTATCTGCGATTTTATTTTATCTAATGGAGCAGTGGACAGAGATTTTGACACCGTAAATCCTGACGGCTGGGAGCTGGAAAACTTCCGCAAAAATCCTGTTGTGCTGTGGATGCACGATATGTGGAATTTGCCTGTGGCCAAGTCTTTGCTGGAGAAAGTGGAGGGCGGAGAACTTATTGGCCGGGCTGAGTTTACCAGTAAGGATGAAAATGATTATGGTTATATGGTTGGGCAAATGTATAAGCTGGGCTTTTTACATGCGGTCAGCTGCCGTTTCCGTGGTATCGAATGGAAATGGACAGAGGACGTGAACCGGCCTTATGGTATTGACTTCATAAAACAGGAGCTGCTTGAATACAGCTGTGTTACTATTCCGGCTAATCCTGATGCTTTGCTGAAAGCAAAAGCTGCCGGTGTTGATGTAAGCCCTGCTGTACAGATATCTGAAAATATTTTAAGTAAGAACAGTTTGGACACGCTGGCGAAAAGTATTGCTGAACGCGTTTATGCTGCTGTCAGCAAGAAAATGACTGTAGTTGATCTGCACGATGACCGGCTGGCACAGGAAAAAATGAAAGCAATGCAGATGTGGTTAAATTTGAACAAAAATAAAGGGGGACTAAACTAATGAACATGCAAGAGTTATTACAAAAACGTGCTAAGGCTATCAAGGCACAGGAAGAAATCATATCTAAAGCAACGGGTGGTTTGACTGCTGAAATGGAAAAGAATTTCAACGATCTGCAGCAGGAAATCAACGAATGTGACAGGCAGATTGAAATGTTGGAACAGGTTGATGAAAATGCGAAGAAAAATTATGGCGGCAGCGTTTTTGGGAATAGTGGGCCGGCTGTGCATATTGATCCGGTCAAGGATGGTGCTAAAGATAACGGCGGCTTTAAAAGTTTGGGTGAAGTGCTGCACGCTATTAAATATGGCGATAAAAAAGGCCGCTTGGAAAATCTTAAAGCACAAAATACTGCTGATGGCGCAAGCGGTGGTTATTTGATCCCTGAACAATTTTCAGATGAGCTTTTAATGGTTGGAGAAAAACGCAGCCTGATTCGTCCTTTTGCTTTGGTAATCCCGGCAGGAGAATATCCGGATGCAGCGATCAATATGCCTGCATTGGATTATACTGCTGGCAATGAAGGCGGTGTGACTGTTAAATGGATCGAGGAAGGCGAGGAGAAGCCTGAAAGCAATGCAAGCTTTAGAAATGTTGAGCTGAAGCCTAAAGAAGTTGCTGGCTTTATTACTGTTACAGATACGTTACTGCGTAATGCGCCTGCTTCGTCTACTATTTTTGGGCAGCTTTTGAGCAATGCTATCGTACGTGCAGAAGACAGAGCTTTTATCAATGGTAATGGTACTGGTAAACCGCTGGGGTTTGCTACTAACGGCAATGGTGGCAAGCTGGTCGTACAAAGGGAAACTGCGGGTAAAGTTACAACTAATGATGTGGCCAATATGATGGCAGCGTTTCCGCCTGAAGATATTCCTGATTCTATTTTTCTTGCCAGCAGCACCATTTTGGCAGACTTGATTAAATTGCAGGACGCTTCCGGCAGATTTGTTTTTGTGCAGGGTGATCTGACTAAGGGTATTCCTACAACATTAATGGGGATGCCTCTTTTCCTGACTGGCATGAACGCTTCTCGTGGTAATACAGGTGACTTGCAACTGGTCAATCTGAAAAAATATTTGATTAAGGACGGCAGCGGTATTTATATCAGCATGTCTGAACATGTCAAATTTACCAGTAATCAAACGGTTATCAAAGCCTTCCGCAATGTGGACGGCAAGCCGTGGGTAAATGCTCCGTATATGCTTGACAGCGGTGTGCAAGTCAGCCCTTATGTATTGCTTGGTGGTACTACTGCGGCAACTACGCCGATCAGTGACTTGACAGCTGCGGCTACAGGCAGCAACGTGAAATTGACTTTTACAGCTGCTAAAAATGCTAATTCCGTTAATATCATGCGCAGTGATGATGGCGTAACTTATCAGCGCATTAATGTGAATGCTGTTCCGACCGATGCGGCTGAGTACACGGACACTAATCTGGCAAACGGAACTTATAGCTATAAAGTAGTTGTAACCGGTGGCGAGAATGCCGGTGTGTCTAATGCTGCAACTGCTACTGTAACCGGCACATCTGCTGCAAACAAAACTGCTTTTGCACCTAAAGAATAATCATGCGGTTAAAAGTGATTGTTCAGCCTGAAAGTGAGCCGGTAAGCATTCAGGAGATGTGCGCCTATTTGCGGCTTGACTGTGATGAAGAACAATCTTTGATAGGGCAGCTTATAAAAGCTGCCCGTCAATATTGTGAGGATTTTCAGCACAGAGCATATTTAAGGCAAACACTGGAACTGATTGACAAGCCGATAAATAACATTTTAGAACTTCCGCGCAGTGAAAACCTGCAAGAGGTTTTAAGTGTTAGTTCGAATAATGGCAGGTATACCGTTGTTCAGGATTTGTTGGCAAGACTTTATTTTACTGCTGAAAAAAGTAATGTGACTGTCAGGTATGTAACTGGCGTAGAAGATGCTGCCGGTGTGGATGAACAGGTTAAGCTGGCTATTAAGCTGCTTGTTGCGCACTGGTTTGAAAATCGTACTGCCGTAAGTTTCAGTAATGCAGTTCCACGTGAAGTTCCTTTGGCGGTGAAAGCATTATTGGAACCGGGGAGGATCATAACATTATGAATCCGGGAATGTTGAAGCACAGGATCGCTTTTTTACAGAAATCCGAAACAGTACGGGACGAATTGGGCGGTAAGATGTCAGCAATGTATTCTGAAGTTTTTAAACAGTGGGCAGCTAAAAGTGAACGTCCTGCTTCAAGGCGTGAGCTGATGGGCGAGCATGCCAATTATGTACCTGTATTTTTTACAGTTCGCAGATGCAGCGGCGCGAGAATGCCTGATGTAACTATGCGTATTCGGCATAAAGATTTGACGTATGATATTTTGAATATTTCTGATCTGGATAATGGTTATTTGGAAATTGAAACAAAGATGGTAAAACCATTATGAGCAGAAGCATGCGTATGTCTGTTGAAGTCGAAGGACTGGACGAAGCCCTGCGGCGCTTGAAAGCGTATGATACAAAGTCAACCGAAAAAATTTCAGAAGCTATCCGGCTTGGCGGACAAAATATTGGTAAAGAAGCGCGCAGCCGTGTACCGCGCAGAAGCGGCAAACTGCGTAAAAGTATACGCACAAGGTTCGACAGTACGGCTGTAACATCTACTGTCCACACTAATGTGCCATACGCTCATCTTATAGAGTTTGGTGCAGCAGCTGCTACAGTACGGCCGCGTAGCAGAGCAAGAAAAGGCGGAAAACCTAAACTGGCTTTGCGGATTGATGGCAGAGGTTTCAGGCGTTTTGTGCATAAAAGCAGTAAGCCGGGAAAAGGTGTAGTCCATATTCCGGCACGGCCTGCACGTCCCTATATGACACCTGCTTATCAGAGCGGCAAGCCGAGGATTGAAAGTGATATAAAAAAAGTGTTAAGGGAGATGCCTAAATGATTAGAAACGTGCCTTTAACAGCTGTGCAGGCCGCTGTATATAAAGCGTTGAGCAGTAATATCAGCGGCTATAATGTCTATGATGACAGCACGCCTTTTGAAGATGGGGAACTTGTAGACAGCAGGTATTTGGTTATCAGTGAAACTACAGGTAAGCCTTCGAGTGCTAAGCGTGATTGCCCTGTTTGGGAGGTTACGGTGAATATCAATGCTTTCAGCAATTATCATGGAAAAAAAGAACTGGATGAAATGCTTGACGATATTGTACAGGTTTTGACCGGTTCTGCTGAGCTGGAACAGATTGAGATTACCGATTACTATTTTCATGGTTTGGAAATTGATATGGTGGAAGCCTTCAAAGAAGAATATGAAGATGGGAGTGTCTGGCAGCATGGCGTTGTACGTGTCATAGTAAAAGTTGAACAAAAAGAAATGTAGGAGGTAGAAAATAATGAATGAAATGATCAAAGCAGCTAATTTCCCGATGCAGCCAAACAAAAGTCAAACGCTGGCTGGTAAAAGCCTGCTGTTGTTTTTGAACTATGGTGAAGGCGCTACTGTTGAAAATCCTAAATGGGGTTTAGTCGGCGGACAGCGTAATTCGCCGCTTTCCATGAGCGGGGACGAAATCGACGGCAGCGACAAAGCAAGCGGCGGCTGGGGTGAAAGCCTGCAGGGAACTAAAAGCTGGAGCATTGAGCAGGAAGGCGTTTATAAAGTAAATAATGAAATGTTGGACGCTTTGAAGTATGCCTTTGTCAATGATATTGCAGTACATATCATGCGCCTTGATAAATATGGTAATGCTGTAAAAGGTTTTGCAAATATCACAGAATTCAGTGACGACAATCCGCATGATGATGTTGCTACTGTTACCATGACGCTTAGCGGTATCGGTAAACCTGAATTTGTTACTAATGAGCCTGATCCGCGCAACACAGCAAATGCGATCTCTGACCTTGCTGCTACATCTGAAAGTGCAGGGACAGTGAATCTGACCTTTGCTGCACCTGCCGGTGCAGTAGCTGTTGTCTTGCAGCAGAGTGAAGATGGCACTGAGTTTACGGATACGGATGTGGCTATTGAAAACACTGCGACCAGTGCAGAAGTAAGCGGGGTAAAAGCCGGCAAGGCATACTTTCGTTTAAAGGTAAATGGCGGCGACAAGAACGGTTATAGTAACATTGCTACTGTGACGGTATCCTGAACGCTGCCGAATAAGAAAAAATATCAAAATAATAATTAAAGCAGGGCTTTGACAGCCCTGCTTTTTCTATACCAGAGGAGCGATGAAAATGAGCTTGGACAGAAGTGTGACGATCAATTTAGGCGGTAAAGAAAGACAAGTTAAATTTAACGCATTAGCTGTAAGCCAGCTTGAAAGATTATTGGATGACCACAATGTTTACAAAATGGTAAACGGCGGCGCTATTTCTTTAGGAGATTTGGCAAAATGTCTGTATGTAGGGTTGCTTGCTTATGACAAAAAAGTGACTATGCAGCAGGTTTATAACTGGCTTGATGAATGGCTTCTTGATAACAGCAGTGAAAGTTTGCAGACGCTTATTATTGTTGCATTGAGTAAAGCGGGCGTTTTTGGTTTTGCACGTAAAGTGCTGGAAACTGAAAAAAATACGCTGGAAATTGAAGCGCAGCCCGATGCTGAAGAAGTGGGGAAGTAACTAAAAGCTTTACAGAGCTGCTGGATGAACTTTTGCCGTGGTGTTATGGTGAATTGAATTTAAAGCCGTGGGAAGTAGAACGGTTGTGTCTTGCAGATATTTTTTTGATGTTGGACGGATGGCAGCGCAGATATGACCATTTAGAAGATATCGTTATCAGCTGGATCACATACCCAAATGTTTGCATAGCTTCAGGTAAAAAGAAGCGTCCGGAACTGAAAAGCTTTTTTGCACATAGGAAAAAGCGTAATTCCTCTAAGGAACAATCTGAAATAGCGCAGGATCTTTTTGAAGAATTTGGCTATGAATAGGAGGTGAAACGATGGCAGAAGTAGCACGTTTACAAGTAGTTATTGGCGCACGGATAAATGAATTTAATAAAGAAATGGGTGCGCTGCAGAAAAACGTTAAACGCACCTTTGCCAGTGATAACTTAGGCATAAATAAAGGCGCGCTGGGAGTTATTGCCGGTGTAGGTGTAGCTTTGGGGGCTTTGGGCCTTGCTTCAGTAAAAGCTGCCGGGCAGATGGAGCAGACACGGATTGCTTTTACTACACTTTTGAAAGATGGTGAGAAGGCAAAAAGCTTTTTGAGTGAACTTGAAAAGTTTGCGGCCAGTACGCCATTTGAATTACCGGGCGTTTTGGATGCGTCTAAAAGACTGCTGGCCTTTGGGTTCAGTGCAGAACAGGTAATTCCTATATTGACTGCTGTAGGTGACAGTGCAGCGGCGTTGGGCATAGGTGAAGAAGGCATCCAGCGTTTGACTTTGGCAATAGGTCAGATGCAGGCCAAAGGCAAGGTCAGCGCGGAAGAAATGCTGCAGCTTGCTGAAGCCGGTGTTCCGGCATGGGAAATGTTGGCAAATAAAATCGGCACTGATATACCTACAGCTATGGATAAGGCCAGCAAAGGGCAAATATCTGCGGCAGAAGGTATTCAGGCTGTTATCAGTGGCATGAACAGTAAGTTTGGTGGCATGATGGAACAGCAGGCGCAAACTGTTAATGGTATTATGAGCAACATTCAGGATAGTGTTAGCCAAACCATGGTTGTTATTGGTGATGAACTGATTGAAGCTTTTGATATTAAAGCTGCTTTGAAAGGCGCGCAGGACGCTATCGGCGAGTTTGCGGATAAAGTTAAAACTATGGGGCTTTCTAATGCTATCCGTGATTTGCCTGTATGGTTTACTGGTTCTATGGCTGTTATTGCCGGTGCGATAATGGGTGTGGCTATACCGGCTATAGTTGCGCTTGTTGGCACTTTATATACACTGGGTGTAGGTGCTGGCATAATTTCTGCGCCGTTTATTGCTGCGGGTGCAGTTATAGGCGGGGTAGCTTATGCCATATTTGAAAATTGGGATTGGCTTGTGATTCAATGGGAATATTTTTGTGACACTATGGTTATTGCCGTTGACGGAGCGACAGCAGAAATACAGAACGCTTTTGCCGGAGCTGTAATGTTTGCAGCGAATGCTTTGGATAAATTGTTTTCTATTGTCAATGTCAGCAGTGATTTGGCGGTTCAGGCAAAAGAATGGGCTGCTAATACACAGAAAGCGGCACAGGCTACTATCGAAGCTGCAAAAGCTAACCAGCAGCTGGCAGACAGCAATAAGGTTAAGCAAGAGTTTCGTGTTTCGTCAATCAATGCACCTACTGAACAAAGATCGGGAATTAAGATTGCTTCACCTGATGATTTAGGTTTAACGAGCGGGTCAACAACAGCAGCAGGCGGCAGTAAAACAGGTGGTAAAAATTCCGGCATTGACAAAATCAGCAGGGAAATAGACAGGATCAATGAGCAGCTTAATTCTGCCAAAGAAAAAACTTTGGATATGCAGCGTGATTTTAATAATTTCACAATGGATATTCAGATTGGCGGGTTAAGTGAATTCGATCAGGTATATGCAAATATTGTTAAAGAACGGGATCAGCGTATCGCTGCCGTTGATGAATGGAAAAATAAATTTGCTAATGCTACAACTGAAGCGCAGCAGTTATATGAACGTGCCATGAAAACCGGTGATGATACAGTTATCGCTAATGCGTTAGCAACGCTTGAACAAAGAAAGGCTGCGCAGGTTACTGCAGAGCAGGAAGCTGCTGCATCCCAAATTCAGATCAATAAAGACATGAATGAACAGCTGATGTCACAGGCTACGTTGCTGCAGGCTTTTAAGGCTGATTTGGATGAAATGCAAAAGCAGGGCGAACTGGAACGGTATATTGATTATTTGGATGAAGAAAAGGCTGCCTTTTTACAAAATCAGGCTGAAAAGCAGGAATTGATGCAGCAGTATTATGACTGGCGGCTTGAAGCTGAACAGTCATATGCAAGTTTTGCGTTGGAAGCAGCTAACACTTTAAAGGATGGCCTGGCACAAGGGTTTGCTAATGCTATTGTTGATGGACAGAACTTTGGAAAAACTTTGCAGAATTTGGGCAAAGAAATTGTAAAAATGTTTCTCCAATGGCAGGCACAAAGAGCGGCCGCTGCTGCCCTTAGCAAAATGATGATGGGACAGGAAACTGCTGCTGTAGCAGCGCAGGGGGCTGCAATGGCGACATCACTTGCGCCTGCGGCGTGGCTTAAGCTGGTAATTGAACCGGGTGCTTCTGGTATTGCTACAGGTCTTCTAACATCCGGGTTGAGTGCCGCTGCTGGTATTGGAACAGCAAGTAAAAGTCTTACGAGTTTCGGCGGCGGAATGCAGGAAATGGGAAAATTTGATTTTGGAGATAATTACTTAGGGCAGAAAAACTTTGCTGACGGTGGTGTTGTTACTGCACCTACTCATGCGCTGATTGGTGAAAAATCTTATCCTGAAGCTGTACTGCCTCTGCGCAGTAGTGTACTGCAAAAGATTACCAGCTTTTTGTTTGATGGTGTGGACTTTGGCACTGCTTCAGGTGATGGTGCCAATGTTGAAATAATTAATTATGGCGATATTAATACCGGTGCTGATTACGATACCTTTATGGATGATATTCAATATTCTTTGGCTATGGGTGTGCGGGGGTGATGAAGTGACGATCATAAGACGTGAATATTTTCCTCTGCGTAAGCAGGTAAAGCCTACAGAACAGCTTATTATCAATGGAACTGCCCTGCCATATGCCTACAGCTTTGACGGTGCTGCTGACATCACTGTGCGCGCTAAAAGTGAAAAGCGCGGTTACAGCCACGGTAGTACTATTTCAGGTGATGGCTTTATTGACGGTAAGAAAATCACTTTAGGCTTTGTCATTGAAGGCAGCACTCCGGCTGAACATGATGCCAAGCTTAACGATTTGTATCAGCTCATGTATCAGCGTGACTATCAGCTGCATGCTGGATATGATCGTGGATATTACAATATTGCCTGTATGTATAGTACAAAAGAAAAATGGATCAAGGGATTTAAAGGTCGAAAAGGTGAGGTTGATATAACTTTGCTTTTAGCTGATCCATTTAGGTATGCAAACAGTGAGGCTGAAGCAGAATTTAATTATGCTGATTCTGTGAAGGAAGCTGAAATGTTTATATATAGTAGCGGAAGTATAGAAACACCTTTGGAAATAGAATTAATTCCGAAGAATACGATGAATGACATTACTATTACTCATATTGAAAGTGGTTATAGCATGCGCATTACAGATACACTTTTAACTAAACCTTCGACGCTTATTGTAGATACTAAGGCTGGGACTGTCAGGCGCGGTGCATATAATGCGATAAATACTTTCAGTGGGCAGTTCTTGACCGCTCAACCGGGCGAAAATACATATAAGTTTACTGGTGCAGCTGGAACAATAAAAATTCGTTGGCGGGATAGGTGGCTGGCATGAATTTTCGTTTTGGCAGTAAACTTTTTGGGCGTTATATTTGGGCAGTGTCTGTCAAAAAAAAGAGCGGGCCGGGACCTGGTCCTGATCCTTCGGATGTAAAATATTTGCCTGACTATGTTCAGGTTATTTTTTATAACAAGGATGGTACTAAAACAGCGATATTTTCAAGAGATACAGAAAATAATCCGTTTAATAAAATCGAGTTTGAAAATATAAAAACAGGCTGTGGCAGTGCAACGCTTAATTTCAAACAGTTTCCAAGTTTTGCGGAAATAAGCTACGGACAGCGGATTGATATTTATTTGTTTGCTGATAAGCGGCCGTGGTACAGCGGGCATGTTTTAACGCGTCCTGACAGCGGTGGTACTGGAACAGATTATAAAATAACTTGTTATGGTTATTTTGATAAGCTGGAAAAAGTGCTTATTTTTGGTACTTATGAGAATCAGGAAATCGCAGATATTGTGCGGAATATTTGCAGACAGGTTGAAGCTAAGACTGGTATTGTCTACAACGATAACAAAATATATGACGTCGGCTATGACATAAAGAAAATCGTTTTTGACGGTGTGAGTGCAAAAGAAGCATTGGAACAGCTTTCAGAGTTTGCCACAGATTTTGTTTATGGTGTGGATGAGTATCGGGAATTTTTCTTTAAGCCTCGCGTGGATGAGATCAATGAGGAAGCACGTTTTTGGGTAGGGCCACATATTGACGGATTTGAACCGACACAAAGCATTGATAAGATCGTAAATTACGCGCGTATCAAAGGTGCTGCCATTGACGGTGATGGTGAAAGCTGGCTGGTAACTGTTGAGGACAAGGAAAGTCAAGACTTATACGGTGTATCTGAAGAAGTGTGGACGTTGCCAACTGCTTATACTGCTGCTGATGCTGAGCGCTGGGGACAGTCTGAATTGGAAAAATACAAAAATCCTGTTCTTTCTGCTAAAGCAACAGGTGTTAAGCTGAAATATCCTAAGCCGGACGGTGTTTTTTGGGTACGGCGTTTATCTACAGATGGGCAGGCACTTATAACTGACAAGGAAGGAAAAGAACGTAAGTATCCAATAACCAAGTTAAAATATACGATCAGTGGTGAAAAGGGTATTGATTTTGCTATGGAGTTGGGCGAACCTCCGTATCCGCCTACGGCAAAGTATTTGCTGGATATTGAGCGTAATGCCCGTAACAATGAACTTTTACAGCAGGCTGCTAATACCCAGCTGGTCAAATAATATGAAAAGGATGTGATGATATGGCAGCTCCAAGTAATATACGGATAAATCCGTTTATAGGTGACGGTGGAACTACTAATTATGTAGATTTTACAGAAGTTCATATAATTCCGGCCGTTAGTCCGTTTGTAGTGCGGCTAAATGAAGTGCCACAGAAGAAAGACCCTAGTAATATGAAAGTTGTTTATATGAATGAAACAACAGGTACGCCGACAACAACGGCTTTGACTGAGGTTGCTGCAACGCCGGGAGCAGGTGAATTCAGACCGGATTATTCGACTAATGCAACTAGTGATGAAGATTGGAATACCGGTTTGATTGAATTTTCCAGCGCAGATGCAGGTAAAAGCATTCAGGTAAGTTATACCGGAATGGGAACGCTTGCAGGTGTGAAGAATAATCGTTTCCCGTCATGGTGGCTTAATCGTGGCGATGGTAGCGATGGAGATTTTACACCTGAGAATAATACTACAATAAGCGGGATAAAGAAATATCGCCGAGTTTTTATAAAATCTGGTGTAACAGTTACCGTTGACAGATATGCACGAATACATTGTTTAGGTGCGGTTATTGTTAACGGTAATATAAACGCCGTAGGTATGGGATCTGTGGGAGGAATTGGCGGTTCAGGTAGTAGTATTAGTGACGAAAAAATGAATGGAACGAATGGTCAAGATGGAAACAGTAGTGTAGGTGGTCGTGGAGTTGGTGGTTATGGAGGTGGCGGACAAGGCGCCGCGGGGGGAACAATAGAAAGAACTGATGTAATGATTGATTCTTATTTTTGTATCGCAAGAGGCAGCGGTGGAGGAGGTGGTGGTGGTCGAAATGGTGGTAATGGTGGTAATGGTGGTAATGGTGGTGGTGATATTATAATTATTGCTTCTTCAGTTAAAGTTGGTGGATTGCTGAGCGTGGATGGAATGAAAGGATTCGATGCTACTGGTGACGGTGGCGGAGGAGGTGGTGGCGGAGGGGGACGTGTTTGTATTGTCGCATATAGTGTTATAGGAGCAGATAGGATAACTGCAGCAGGTGGAGCTGGTGGAGCTGGAAATGGTGGCGGCGTCCGAGGCGGAAATGGGATAAGAAATATCGTTGAATTAGGAGCAATATAATGATTTGAATATTTGATATAAATTGAGGTGAATTTAATGCTGACAATAGATGGCAAAAAAATATCTTTATCTAAAGGGGATACTTTTGATGTAACTTTTGCTGTTAATGGATATCGACTGAAAGACGGCGATAGCGTTATATTTAGCATAAAGAATACGGCTAATAGCAGCAATGTTCTTATGAAAAAAATATATACAACATTTGTTAATAATAAAGTAAGAGTTCAGATAAGTGCCGGAGAAATGGAGAGGTTAACGATTGGAAGTAAAGTATATGATTTGGTTTGTATTACAGGTGATGTTAAAGTAACATTGAATTATCCAGCGAATTTGGTGATAAAAGAGGTGGTACATAATGAGTGATATTTCAAGAAATGAAATATGCTTAGATGTAGAGTTGGAGGGTGCTATTCCTATGTCTGTTCCTCCAGCAGATGCTTATATTCTATATGTTGAGCGTGCAGAGAATGCTGCTGCCTCAGCAGAAAGCAGTAAGACAGCTGCAGCAGCCAGTGCGTCAGCAGCAAAGACAAGCGAAACTAATGCGGCCAATAGCGCTACCTCAGCAGAAAGCAGTAAGACAGCTGCAGCAGCCAGCGCGTCAGCAGCAAAGACAAGCGAAACTAATGCGGCCAATAGCGCTACCTCAGCAGAAAGCAGTAAGACAGCTGCAGCAGCCAGCGCGTCAGCAGCAAAGACAAGCGAAACTAATGCGGCCAATAGCGCTACCTCAGCAGAAAGCAGT